CGTGGGGAGACATCAAGCCGGTAGTTCACTACTCTGAGTCGAGAGCAGAAGAAAAGAAAGACGCAAAGATTCGTCCACACGCCCACTCAGATTACGTCAATGGACCCGTCGATGACTACGGCTATGACCTTGACGTGATGATCGAGGCGAAGGCTAAGGAACTCGCCCTGTTCAAGCTCAAGAAAAACGACGCTGAGCGCTTGACAGCGGCAGCGTGACCGGTTACATTACATACATAACAAGGAGGACTAAATGTCTACATCAACCGAAGAGAAGAAGCGCTACGTTCTGGAGTACATCCGGTCACTCGTGGCAATCGAAGAGGCTATCGAGCCTTACAAGGAGCAGAAGCGAGAGCTACGCACCGAGTACCGAGAGCAGGGCTGGCTTAACACCGACGAGATCCGTGCGGCTGTGAAGGCTTACCGTCTGTTCAAGGGCAAGGTAGACATCGAGGATGTTTATGACAACTTCAAGATGCTCTCTGGTGAGGGCACCCCGGAGGATTCATGATTATTCAGTATCAGCGACTCGATAAGTATGTCAAGGTTCCCACACGCTCTAACCCATCTGATGCTGGGCTGGACGTGTATGCTAACATCAAAGATCCTATTGTAATTGAGCCTCGCGAATCTGTGATTATCCCAACTGGTCTGAAGTTTGGGATTCCTCACGGCTACATGCTACAAGTAATGAATCGTTCAAGCATTGCTGCGAAGCGCGGGCTGATGGTCGGCGCGCATGTGATTGACTCTGGTTATGATGGAGAAGTGTTTATCAACCTTCACAATGTTGGTAATAGTCCCCAAATGATTCGTTATGGAGACAAGATCGCACAACTTGTGATGGTGCCGGTGGTTACTTTCCGACCATATCTTATTCAGGGCGACTTATATCAGGAGTCTATCACTATTTCAGACAGAGGCGATGGAGCCCTAGGGAGTACAGGATCATGAGTATTCATGCGATGAGTTCAAAACAGGCTTCACTCGTTAAAATAAACGGGCACAAAAGAGAGGCTGTTTTTAATCAAAAGTATGGAAATCCAGATGATGAAATCAACTGGTCTGGAGCCAGCGCTGATTGTGAAATACATGACGAAAGTTTGATCAACATTCTCAGAAGAACAATTGGTTTTCCGGGTAACGGAGTCAGTCTTAAAGGAGGGAACACAATCCAAATCCATCTTGGAAACTTGCCTGAACTAACAAGCAAGAACAAGCTTATTGTTGAAAAAAACCATAAAGGGCAGACCAAGGTAGGACATGGAATAAACTTTTCTGAACAAGTTTCCGTGTTGAAAACAAAAAGTTTTTGGAACAAGTATCTTCGTAAAGGAGACATTCTTGCTTATTCATATGATAATGGTCAACATATCTTCTTTAATATGGATGATGTTGTTAATTTTATTATCACAGAATGCGAATGGAGGCTTCTAGACACTGGAAGACTAAAAGGTGATTTCTTCGGACACCAATACCTTACATATGAGTATCGCAAGAAGAAAGGACTTTTTGTTCTGGGAGCCCATGGAGGTAGAAAGGGGAAAGAGTTTATAGAACTTTTAAAAAACAAGATTAGGAGCCACACCCAGTGACAACAAAAAAAACAATTCTCAGATACGCAGGTGGGAAGTCCCGCGCTATCAAGCAAATTACGCCATATGTCGAAGACTATGAAACAATTGTTTCTCCTTTCCTTGGCGGGGGGTCTTTAGAAGTGCATTGGGCCGCTATGGGTAAGAAAGTCATTGCTGCTGATGTGTTCGATATTCTTGTGAACTTTTGGAATGTCTTGCTTAGGGAACCTGATGCTCTTGCTGATGAGTTGAGCAAGATTGTGCCAACTTCGGAAGAATACAAGGTTATCAAAGAAGCACTCATGCATACCCCACAAGTACAGAATATGCTAAGAGACTGGAGGACTAATTTTTACAAAAGAGAGGAAGCGGAACTTGAGCCTACCACATTGGCAGCATATTATTACTTCAATCACAATACTTCATATGGTCCCGGCTTTCTTGGATGGCCATCTAAGATTTATATGAATCAGAAAAAGTGGGACAAAACGATTGCTAAGGTTAGAGCCTTTTCGAGCCCCAATCTAAGTGTCACCAATCAGTCGTTTGAAGATACAATAAAGCAAAATCCAAACTCATTTTTGTATTTGGATCCGCCATATTACACAGAGAAGGATGAAGACAACAAGATGCTTTGTGGGATCTATCCTATGAAGAACATTCCTGTTCATCATGATAGTTTTGATCATGAATTGTTGAGAGACTGCTTATTGAATCACGATGGTGACTTTGTATTGTCCTACAATAACTGCGAAACCATTAGAGAATATTACTCAGACTTTGATTTCTTTTTTCCAAAATGGCATTACTCAATGGACATTGGAGAGAAGAGAATCGGAAAAAACAGAGTGAACAGAACTAGTGCCGAAGAACTGGGCAAGGTAGATCAGTTAACACAACAGATTGCATCTCTGGAAGATTCTGAATCTGATAAGAATCTTGTTGCTAGACTTAAATCCGAAAGGCACGAGATCATGAAGAAAGAGTCACACGAAATTTTAATCATCAAGAGGAGCAAAAATGGATAAGAACACAACGCAGGTAATGTTTAGCTCAAAGTCAAACGAGTGGGCTACACCCCAATCGTTCTTCGACAAATTGAATGGTATCTTTGGACCATTCACCCTAGATGCCGCAGCATCGGCTGATAACTATAAGGTCGCCAACCACTACACCGAAGCAGATGATTCACTTGCTCAGGACTGGTCTGGTAATCGTGTCTTCCTAAACCCACCTTATGGTCGAAACCTCAAGGATTGGATCAAGAAGGCTTACGAGGAAGGACAAAAAGATGACACAATGGTCGTTATGCTCATTCCCGCCCGCACCGATACCAAGTATTGGCACGACTATGTGATGAAGGCAGACGAGATTCGCTTTGTCCGAGGACGCATCAAGTTTGGTGACGAGACGAATAGTGCCCCATTCCCATCAGCAGTGGTGGTGTTCCGTCAGTCATCATTCAACGGACCACGCATCACGGGATTGGAGCGTCCATGAATAGAGCACAACGACGGCGGCTCAAGAAGAAGAACAAAGGCAACGAAAAACTCGCCCAAAAAATTTCCAGCTTTAGCCACAGACCAGACGCATGTTCAACGTGCGACGCCCCATTTGACGCAAAATCAAAAGAACACGCACTAACTTGGCGAGTAGTGGTACGCGAGAATCCCACCCACGTTTCACTATTTTGCCCCCAATGCATCGAGATAACCCAAGGAGCACTCAATGCCCACGCCAACACAAAAGATTGACTTATTTGAGACACCCGAATCAAGCAAGTTGCAGGGACTAGAGGGCTTGGCTCACCGCGAAGCAGTAAACCACCCTCCGCACTACAACACCGGAAAAATCGAAGTAATCGACGCAATTGAAGATTGGGGACTTGACTTCAACGCCGGCAATGTGGTAAAGTATGTAGCGAGACACCAACACAAGGCTAATCCGGTCGAAGACCTAAAGAAAGCTCGTTGGTATCTCGACCGATTAATCGAAAGGAATAAAAATGGCAGTATCTAGAATCAATCGACACAACCTAGATCAAATTCTAGGCGGAAAAGTTGACGGCGAACATGAAGTGGTAATCAAACTCTACGGTTCCAATTGTCACCTATGTCATGCACTCAAGCCAAAGTTCGTAGACATCTCCGACGAATACGAAGGCGTACACTTCTATGCTTTTAACATGGAAGATGGCAACGGACTGGAAAAAAAGTACGGCTTTGAGGGTGTACCCTCAATTTGCTATGTTCGCACCGGGGGGCTTCGCCCCCATGTACGATTCATGGAAGATCCGGCGAAGCCTCATAAAGAGACATGGTTTGATCCTACCGGAATACGAATCTTTATAGACAAGAACAGGAACTAACATGGAGACCGCATTAACTTATGACGATGTTTTGTTACTCCCCCAGTATTCTGATATCCGCAGTCGATCTGAAGTGGATATCCATTCTGATTTGGGGAACGGACTAAAGCTTGACCTACCGATCTTCGCGTCTCCTATGGACACGATTTCGGAAGAGGCAATGGCTGTGGCCATCTCTGGCGAAGGCGGGTCTGCTATTATTCACAGGTACAACACACCGCATGAACAAGCAGAACATATTCGCCGTGCCAAGATAAGTGGCGCTCAAAGAATAGGTTTTGCTATCGGAGTTGATGGCAACTTCTTGAAGAGAGCAAACCTATGCCATAATCTTGGTGCAGACTTTGTTTGTGTAGATGTTGCTCATGGGCATCATGCAAAGGTGAGAGAAGCGCTAGCAACCCTCCGTCAAGAACTACCACCAGACTTCCATATTATGGCAGGTAATGTTGCCACAATCCAAGGAATTAATGATCTTGCGGATTGGGGTGCTGATTCGGTTCGTTGCAACATTGGTGGAGGATCTATCTGTTCTACCAGAGTCCAGACAGGTCATGGACACCCCGGCTTACAAACAATCATTGATTGTGCTCGTACCGATCGTGATGTTACTATTATCGCAGATGGAGGCATACGCAACTCTGGCGACATTGTAAAGGCGCTTGCCGCAGGAGCCGACGCTGTTATGTTGGGCTCCCTTCTCTCAGGCACCAGAGAGACGCCCGGAGAGGTCTTTACAGACCCGTCAGGCATGAAGTACAAGACCTACCGGGGCATGGCTTCCAAGGAGGCTCAGATGGAGTGGAGGGGGCGCTATTCGTCGTTCG